TTGATGTTTTTGTAAAGAACATTTCACAGGCTTCTAACGAGGCACGCCTTGCTTTGGCTGAAAGATTAAAAGAAGCAGGTATCTGGAAAGGCAAAGTATCAAGCAAGTTTGACCTTAAATACTACACAGCTCTAGCAAAGCTAGAAGAAAAGTACCAGGGTCAGGTAGCGCTAGACAAGATGGTTGGAGCAACTGCTCCTACTGCACGATACGATGTCCTTACAGACATCATTTCAGGTGGCGGTGATGGCGACGGTGATGGACCAACAACTACTAGACAGACCTATGTAACTAGCGCATCTCAAACCGCTAAACTTCTTAATACAATTGCAGTAGATCTACTTGAGCGTAACTTAACAAAGGCAGAACAAGCCAAGTATCTTAAGATGATTAACGCTGAACAGCGTAAGCAACCTAGTGTTCAAACTGCTGGCAAAGGTTTTGTTACCACCAAGGGTGGAGTAGATGAACAACAGTTTATTACAGAAAAGTTAGAAGCAACTTCAGAAGCAAAGAACGTACGTGCAACTGATGCCTACACGATTCTTATGAAAGAACTTGGAGGCCTAGACTAATGGCAGTTGATGTTAATAAGTTAATTGCAGATGCAAAGGCCAAGCAAGAAGCAGCAAGAACTGCCGCTGCAAAAGCACAAGCACAGGCATCAAAAGATAAGATAGATGCTGAGGCACGTGCACGTTCTAAAAGCCAAACTGATTACGCTAATACTCTAAAGCCAAGATTAGAACAGTATGAATCACAGCTTGCAATTTGGGCTAGAAAAATTGCTCGTGGGGATAAACTTTCTGCTGTAGAACAAAAAGAGTTTGATCGTTTAGTTAAAGACTATAACTCAGTTAACAAAACAGTTGATGATGCAATTAAGAAGTCTAACGATATTCTTGTAGAGGCACGCAAAAAGGCTGCAGCGAGTTCACCTACTCCTACGCCAAATCGAGGAGGAGCACCAACAGGACCAACAGGACCTACAAGTCCTGCTCCTACACAGACACCAGCTACAGGTTTAACGCCTACACCTACTCCAAAACCTAAGCCTGGTGCGCCAAAGCCAACACCAAAGCCTACGCCTGGTACTCCCACACCAACGCCTACTCCTGAAGATAGAGAAGCAACAGCACTTGGTGCTGCTTCTACTACTACTGATTTAGCGCTACCAGAGACTTTGTTTAAGAACATCCCAAGTCTTAATGCAATACTTAAGAAGTTTGTAAATACTCCTGGTATGACAGAGGCTGCTTTCTTAAAGTTAGTCCGTGATGATGTTTGGTTTAAGCAGAACTCTAAAGAAATCAAGAATCGTTATGTCCAGTATTACAACTACCGTGATCTTCAAGCATCTGGTAGAGCACAAGGCACAACTGCCTATGAGATGGAAATTGCAAAGATTGAGGCAAAGCTCAAGAAGCGTGCCGTAGAGATAGGTTCTGCAGCAGCTAATGATCCTGCAGCGCTGCGTCAGGCAGCAGAAAATCTTTATATTACTAATCGCAGTGAAGATGAAACATTTATCACAGATTTCCTTGCAGCATCTGTCAAGACAATGGCAGGAATGATTGGTGGCAAAGTAACTCAAGGTTACTCAGGTGAGGCACTTGCTAACTATGACAAGTTAGTTGAAGCAGCTCGTGATAATGGCTTCCAAGTAAGCGATATCTTGCCAGGTGCTACAACAGAACAGCAGGTTATACAAGGTATTATCTCTGGCAACATTGATGTTAACCGCGTAATAAGCGATGCTCGTAAGTTAGCAGCACAGGGACAACCTGAATATGTCCGCGACCTACTTGCTCAGGGCTACAACCTTAAGCAAGTCTTTGCTCCTTATCGTCAAGTAATGGCTAATGTCCTTGAGATTGGCGATCCTAACCAGATTGATCTTAATGACCCATTACTTCGTTCTGCAATTACAGAAAAAGGCGATATGAATTTGTATGACTTTAGAAAGCAACTTCGTCAAGATAGCCGTTGGCAGTACACTGCCCAAGCAAAAGAAGATGTATCAACTGCAGCACTTGGAGTCCTTCGTGACTTCGGATTTCAGGGGTAAATAAATGGCACGTAGAGACAGAGATATGCCAGATGGGGTTAATACTCCAGCATCTTTTTCAACTGTAGATGAGCAGACAAAGGCGCAAGCAATGCGTGCTGCTACACCTGCACCTGCTGTAGATACAAGAGCCGCTCTTGCTAAGTTAACTGGTGGTCAAACTTTAACGGATGATGAAAAGCGTGCACTTGGTTTCCCTGTTGATACACCACCAGTGACTCCTACACCAGTAACTCCTACACCAGTAACTCCTACACCTGTAACACCGACTGCTGTAACATCTACTGGCGTGCCAGCAGGATTTACTGCAGGACCATTTCCTAAAGAGTTAGAACAATTTTTTGGTTCATCTGCTGGCGTAATAGGTTACAAAATTGAAACGCTGACAGACGCTGACGGAAAAACATACAATCAGTTATCTATAGCAACTGGACCTAATTCATCTCAAACCTACGGTGCAGGTTTTACAACAGATGCAAGTGGTAAATATATAAAATATTCCCCATCTGTTACTGCAACCAGTACAACCACTACCAATAATGCAATAGGATTAAAAACTGCTGAGCAAATTGCTGCAGATGCTGCAAAAGCACAAGCGCAAGGTGAGCGTCAATCTGCATACGATTTGCTGTACTCACAGTTCAAACTATATGGACTAGAATCTCTAGTAGAACCGCTTAAAGGTTTGATTGTCTCAGGTGCATCACCTGCAGAATTTACCATTAAGTTGCGCGATTCAGATGCCTACAAGCTGCGCTTTGCTGCAAACGCTAAGCGCATTGCAAATGGATTCAAGGCTATTGATGAGGCAACATATCTAGGTCTTGAAGATAGGTACCAGTCTATTATGCAAAACTATGGACTACCTGAATCCTATTACAAAAAAGGTGCTATGGGAGTTCAAGAAGGATTTGAAAAGTTTATTGCTAATAACGTAGATCCAGTGACGCTAGAAGAGCGCATTATGGAAGGCGTAAAGATTAACCAAGGTTCTAAGCTACTGATAGATACAGCTAAGCAGTTCTATCCAAGCCTTACCGATGGTGACTTCCTTGCCTATGCTCTTGATCCAAAGAACGCTTTATCTGAGATTAGACGTAAGGTAACTGCAACTGAAATCGGTAGTGCTCAAATTGGAGCAGGTCTTGCTGCAACAGTAGGAGGCGCTGAAGAACTTGCCAAGGCTGGTGTAACTGGAAAGCAATACCAGCAAGCAGCACCTACTATCGCAGAAGCTGCACTTCGCGGTGGACAACTAGCAAGCATCTACAAGCAAGATCCATACACACAGCAAACAGCAGAATCTTTGCTTCTTGATGTTCCTGGTTCAGCAGAAGCCTTAAAGAAAACTAAGAAGTTAACATCACTAGAAACTGCCGCATTTGGTGGCAGTGCCGGTGCTGGTGCGATAGCACGAGACAGAGCCGGAGTACTATAACAAGCCTGCCACTAGAACGACTGGCCTAGTGGAGCGACAAGAAGACCAGTAGTAGGAGCCACATAACCCGCCCCAAGGATATGTGAGGCCTGCGTCAAACAACTAATAGGGAGAAGGACCACTATGTCCAATTACGACTACGAGGATGATGACGACTTCGATACGAATGACTCATCAAACGATCTAGTAAAGCAACTACGCAAAGCGTCTAAGCAGAAGGACAAAGAACTACAAGAGCTTCGTGCTCAGTTCGATGGACTTAACAAAGCGCAGCGCGAACGAGCAATAAAGGATGCCCTCGCAAGTCGCGGGGTAAACAGCAAAATTGCTTCATTTATCCCACAGGATATAGACCCAACTGAAGAGTCTGTATCTAAATGGCTTGAAGACTATGCCGATGTTTTCGGTATTGAAACAAGCCAAACCCAGGCAACACCTAATGTTAATCCAAACGATGCTGCAGCATATAAGCGTATGACTAACTCCGCAGACTCTGGTGTTTCACCAGAACACAACGGAGATATTATGCAAAAACTAATGAATGCAAACAGCAAAGAAGAACTGGATGAAGTCATTAGATTGTCTGGACTCTAATCCGATCCTAACGAAAGGCTAGACTAGAAATGGCAACCCCACAAGGTACCCCTACTAGTACTGGTAACATCACCGCACTTGTGCAGGCAGCATACGATCAGTATGTAAGAATGGCGCTTCGCTCTATTCCTGTTATGCGTTCACTTGCAGATGTTAAGCCAGTACAGCAAGCAATGCCAGGATCATCAGTTGTTTTCTCAATCTACTCAGATTTGGCACAAGCTACTTCTACATTGACAGAAACATCAGATGTATCAAGCATTGCTCTAGGTAACCCATCACAGGTTACAGTAACACTGAACGAATACGGCTCAGCAGTTACAACAACAAAGAAGTTAAACCTAACTTCATTCAACGACGTTGATTCAGCACTTGCTGACATCATCGCGTACAACGCAGCAGATTCTATCGACAACGTTGTAGGTCAGGTCCTGTCAGCAGGAACTAACGTGATCTACTCAAACGGTCCATCAGGAACTGCTCCAACATCATCAGCAACAGTTCTACCAGTAGACACAATGACAGTTGCGGATATCCGTAACGCTGTTGTATCACTACGCACAAACAAGGCATTGCCTCGTATGGGTGAACTATATGCTGCATACCTACACCCACGTCAGTCAGCCGATCTT